AATGCAGGCCCAAGTGCTTCAAGAAAGATGATTCAACGTGCATTAGGTGTAACTGCTGATGGTGCGTTTGGCCCTAAAACAATGGCTGCTATTGAAGCTGCTGATGGTAAAGAACTTATGCAAAAGTTTAGTGACGCTAAAACAACATTTTATAAAAGCCTAAGTAACTTTAATGTATACGGTACTGGCTGGCTCAGACGTGTTGCAGATGTCCAAGCCGTAGCCAATAAGATGATTGCTTAACGCTTGTATTGAACCCACTTAGCTAGAAAGATAGGGTCTTTAGAAGGTCGGGTAAATCCAAATCGCTCCCAAGTTTTAAGGATATTGGTTGCTTCAGGTTTTACCCAAACAAATTGCTTCTGATCAAATATTTTAGATTTCATTTTGGTTCTGCTCCTATCACACGATAAATTTTAAATTTTTTGCTTGGATGCCAACGGTCTAGGACTGTATAACCCATGTGTTTAAGCTCTCCGATTCTAGTTGATAGCTTCATACCACCACCTGCATTTAAAGCGTCCATAGGGCTTATCCATCCTCTACGAGCCAGTTTTACAATAATCTGATGTTGCGTCATTTTTTACTCCTCATGATTCGACAGTCAGCCTTTTCTTGAGGTGTGAAGTCAGGGCTGATTTCTGACAATTCACAGCTTTTAGTACCCCAGTGAGTCTTTGTTTCTTTACGAGCAAGTTCGGTCATAAAGATTAAGTAAAAACAAATAATGATTGTGATTACATAAATTACACCGTAAGTTTTATCTTTCATAGACCCCTCACTAGAACCCAAGCCATTAGGGGCAAGCCCCAAATTAACGCTGATCCGATAACTGCCTCAATAAATGTTCTCATAAAAACCCCTTATTTAGAAGTTGTTTTAACAGCGAATACAGCCGTTGTTTTGGTGAACTGGGCGACTATATCAGCATCTACGTTTAAAGACGCTAACAAGGCCTTGTAATCGACTACAGCACGATTAGACTCTACAACGGTAGACTTAAATAATGCACCCTCAAATACTTTAGAACCGTTAGGTGCTGTTGCTTGATCTTTTAAAGCATCTTTAATCACGTCAGCCTGTTTAGTAAGTTCAGCAATCTGAGCTAATAAACCACCTAATGTATCTACAGTAATTGCGTTGATGTTTGTTATTGCGTTCATTTTTCTATCCCTTTATTTAACACTGCTCATGCAGTAAATACAGAATAATTTAGTTTTCTAAAGTATGCAAGTATTATTTTATTAGGACATACCCTTAGTGTTGTAAAAATGGGAGGGGTTGTATTTGGCAGTTGCTACCAATGGGCGAGAAAGCCGTAAAATTACCCAATTACTGCGTCCTACATTGACGGCTTAACACCCCATAAAAAAAGGGATACCGAAGTATCCCAAACTCACGTTGAAGTCAGATTCAATTATAAACCATTCTTGATCTGATACACCCTGAGTAAGTGTTCAAAACATTCCCATCCTTTTTGCAAGGCAACATCATCAATTTCAATTAATTTTACTTCGTTGGTTGTACCGTTAATAAAGACAATAGCGCACCTTGCTGAAGGCATACCTAAGCCCTCACGATAAGCCGCTAATTGCATTTCATGTTCAAAATATACATCGACCTTATCTAATGCCGTATCTTTGGTCTTAAAGTCCACCACGATGCCATTAGGACTCATTAAATCGCATTTACCACCATAACCAAAGGCATGAGCAAAAGACTTCTCAGAAATCCAATGACGGTCACCAAAAGCATCATATAAAGCCTTTTCTACGTTGGCTAAATACAACGGTGGTTCAATGTGATACGAACCCTCAAAATGGGCTTGAACGATAGCGTGAATTTTAGTACCACGTTCAGCAGCCTCCCGACCCGTAGCCTTTGAATCAGACATGACTCGCTTTAACCAGTCTTCTTCAGGTTCATTAGGTAGTCTAGGCAAGGTTAGCGCAGCCAATAAAACCTGTTGCTGAAGCCACGAGTTAAGCCCTGCCTTAGCCAAGAGCGAATTTATAGTGGTCACACTAGGAATAAGTTGAAGTTTGCGAGCATCCCTAAGCGTAGTAGCCCTTTCAGAACCATTAGCACCAATTATTGTGTAGTAAGGCTCACCAGTTTTGGTATACCAGTGGCCTCCTTCCGTTAGTTTTTCTTTAACAATCATTTTCTTGCCTCTATCATTGCATCTGCTATTTGATATGCCACTTTAGATGTTGCGTTAGGGTCTATATTTCCATTTCCTACATAAAGTTGCATAGCTTTAGCGGCAAAGTAATCTCTTAAATCCATGCCATGTTCAACTTCATTGATTGAACGAACTTTTCCCATTTCAGAAACTGTTAATTGTAAATTTGGAAATGCTTTCATATGTAACTCCTTAAAATGGGACTTCAGGATCATCGTTATTAAAATCGGCTAATGTCTTTGGAAATGGGTCTTCTTTCTTCTTACCACCCCTGTACTCAGACGATTCCATAATTTTCTCACGATAATATTTAGGCAATGAGTCAAACTTAGCTTGATCATAATCATGTAACCAAAAATGATTGACTGGATTAATGCCGTTAGGAACAGCGTTCTTGAGAGCTGAAGGGATAGGGCTAATGCCTGAGATATTAGCGTACTTACCGTCTTCTGAGTGGCTTATATTGACCATACAGAATTTATCTAACAAGGTCTTTAAGTCAAAGTTAACCCTGTCGGATGCTGACATCTTTTTATTGGCCCAAGATTCTAAGTCCTTACGCAAGGTCGCTTGATCTCCAAGACTGACTGTATAGCGTTTAGATACGATAAGAGGCTTACCATCATCGGTCTTGAGTGGCTTACCCTCGTTATCATCACCATGCAACTCAAACGTCAGTACAACCTTGTGCATGATCTTCGTCTCACCTGACCATTCGACTGACTGGTGACCTAAGTCAATAATCGAGTACAAACGTGCCATATGTAACCCAGCAGGGGCTATTTTAAAATCTTTTTGTGTATCGGTAATAATCATTTTCTTTCTCCAAATTGAGTTGCTTTATCAAAGCGTGTAAATGCGTCACCCATGTCCTTAAATACATCGGATAGGTATTTTTTGTTGTAATTAATTTTTGGTAATCCACAGCCATAACGAAGCAAGTCTATCTGTTCGTTATCTAAGGCTGCTCCATCAAGCAGATGGTCGAAGATGTCTTCTAATTGTCTTTCAAGTTGATGCTGGTCATTCATTTGCTGTTCTTGCTCACTCATTTGAGTTTCTCCTAAAGTTATCACGTCACATGACGTACAAACAGATTAACTTATCTAAAGTGATTTGTCAACAGTATTGTAAAATATATTTAAATCGGTTAAGATTATGGTATGGAAACATTTAAATTATCTCATTCACAGATCGTGGACTTACTCGGTGGAACTAAAAATGTCGCTAAGATGGCGAAAGTTAGTCAGGCTGCCGTAACTCACTGGCGAACAACGGACATTCCTGAAGGTCAAATGATTAGGTTAGCTGCTGAACTTGAAAAGAAATCACATGGTTTAATTAGCCGTAAGGGTTTATTTCCAACAACATATAAATTTATTTGGCCTGAACTAGATTAATGTGTTATACTGTATTCGTCAAAGGTGGAACTTAGACAAATAGCAAGACCTCATTCACATGGGTTGGTTTCGACACTTGTTGTACCTAAAGTCTAAATTCCACCCCCAGCCCAGTTGAATGAGGTTTTTTCATTTGTGGCAGACCTAGCCCGTACTCATTAGTGTTGCTACGGTAAAGGCTGTAAATACCTCTAGAAACTACTATGGTGCTTATGCACCCAAACCTATTTGTTATTGCTTAAATAGCGTTTTGAACCGTCCTGTATGGATAGACCGATGATGTGATAAAGACAGACCTAGACACGACAAAGACATCGAAGCAATATGTACACAAATGAACTCAGCAAGACTGATAAAAACACCTATTCCTCTTATTATGGGATAGGTGTGCCTAGAATCTAGCAATCCTGAAGGAGAAAATAATGGAACAATTAATTAATAACAGAATTAAAGAAATAGAAAAGCTAATAACAATACTGCCCTTACATAAGAGTTTTGCAATGCAGTCTAGGTTAGTTGAAGCTAAATACATCTTAGAGTTAATAAAACAACATATTAGGGAAACTACTTAGAAAAAAGTGTTGACTTAGTTAATTTAGAAAACTAAACTAGAGGTACTCAATAACGAGTGAGATAGAAAAAGGAAAACAAAATGACCAAAAATGAAATTAAAAAATTAGCAATAGCAAAAGTTTATATTAACAATGGGTTAATGAATATAGGTGCTTCTTCTTTAGCATCTTTAATACTGTCTGCAAAATCTACAGAAACTAAATATCAATTAGTGCAAATTGCAAAAATGCACAATTTACTTACACATCCTGATTTTAAATGCGGATTTCAAATAATTAACTAAACAATACGCCAGAGCGCAAGCTTTGGATAATTAATTAAATATGCCCCTACGGGGGCTACCTATAAAGGTGAGATAGAAATGAACGACAAAGAACTAATCAAGATGCTAGAAGAAGAATGTGCAGCATTAAGACAACAACTAAAAGACTGCAACTTATACATGACAGACTTTCAAAAATGGAAAATGGCTAGAGATAACCGTAACATTCAAATTGATATTCTTCGTGAAAGGTGCGAATAATGGACATCATTAATATTTTAGATGCCTCAGAAAAAGCCATCGCTACGCTGATGTTAGAAGTTAATCGCTTATCTATTGAACTAGAAAAGTTTGAGCAAGTAGCCTACGCAGATCAGGATGATTTGTCTGATAGTGAAATCGTTTATTTTTTGGTCGAAAAACTACCTGATTCAACTATTCGTAAAATACCTCTTTATAGGATTAAGCCATGACCTTTGATATATTTTGGGCTAAATACCCTCGTAAGATTGCTAAACGCATGGCTCGTGAAGTCTTTAACCGTATGCCAAAGGAAGATCAACAAATGGCTTTGGATGCCATAGACACCCACGTTAAGCACTGGAACGTAGAAGGTACAGAAATTCAGTTTATACCTCACGCAACGACTTGGTTACGTCAGGGTAGGTTTGAGGATGAAATAGTCCTGCAAGTGGTCAAGGGTAAGGAATGGCACGAGACATCTACTGGATTGATTGAAAAAGGTCGGGAGTTTAACCTAGACCCTAGTCAGTATCAGCATTTTTATCAGTTTAAAGAGGCCGTACATCAGGCCGTCAAGGGGAATGTAATCAATGTCAAATTTGGATAAAGAGTATGACCCACACGATGCAATTAATTTTATTTATACGCATAAAGACCAGTACGCTAAGGCAAAAGGTCAGTTAGCCCAACTAGAAGCGTTTAAATCATCGCTTAAAGCCATTCAGATGCAACAGAGTACACAGACATCTATATCAGGAAAAGAAATGGATGCGTACGCTTCTGAGGAATATCAGGCACTATGTAACGGTATAGGCGCAGCAACTGAACAGGTTGAATCGTTACGCTGGGCATTAGAAAGTGCTAAGATGCGCTTTCAGGCATGGCAAACATCATCAGCCAACAACCGTCAAATCGAAAAGTTTACGCTGTGACATACCGAAACAAAAAATTATTACAACTAGCAAGGGAATTACCTTGTCAAATATGTGGGGTAGAAGATGGAACAATTGTTGCAGCGCACAGTAACCAACAAAAAGACGGTAAAGGCACAGGAATTAAATCAGCAGACTATAGAATTGCTAGTCTCTGTTACGGCTGCCACATGGAACTTGATCAGGGAAGATCGCTTACGAAGTCACAGCGCATGGAACTTTGGGAACAAGCCCATCGAAGCACCATCGGTGAAATGTTCGAGCGAGGCTTTATTGATACCTAGATTTATTTATGGTGAATCATGCTAACTTTGCCGTGGTACGTTAAAGAACTCAGCCCTAACTCTAATTGTCATTACCATGTAAAGGCCAAAAAAAAAGCCATATACAAGGACTTATGTTACTGGTTAACCAAAGAGTCTAATCTTCCTAAAAAGGACTACAAAGAACTGCACATTGTCTTTTATAAGCCTAATCGCAGACATATGGACTTAGATAATATGCTTGCAAGTATCAAATCAGGACTGGATGGAATGTGTTTAGCCCTTGAAATTGATGATAGATGTTTTAAAAAAATAACCGTAGAAATCCATGAAAACATTGGTGGAATGATCCAAATTCATTTATACTAGGTGTTAAATAGGAGATTTTTATGGAAAAATCAATGGCATTATTTCTTGCCACCCTGCTACACTCGGGAACAAATACCCATTTTATGCACTGGGCGACTACTTCCTATGCACAGCACAAAACACTTGGAAAATTCTACTCCAATATTATCGAACTTACAGACCAGTTAGCTGAGGCATACTTTGGATGCTACGGTCAGATCAAAAATTTCCCCGATTCTTATCATTTGCCTAAAGGTACACCATTAAGTTACCTTGAGTCACTACAGCGTTTTGTTAAAGCGGCTAGACCTGATCTGCCTGATGAATCCGAGATTGTGCAACTAATCGACAATATTGCACAAGAAATCGACACAACAATATACCTACTTAAATTCAAGGGTTGATATGCCATTAGATAAATCAGGTACAGAAGAATCAGTCGGTAAGAACATTAAAACCGAAATGAAAGCTGGTAAGCCTAAAAAACAGGCCGTAGCTATCGCTCTGAATGTTGAACGTGATAATGCTAAAGGCGCAAGAAAATCCATGCTTGAAGAAGCGTATGGTCGTTTTATTGGCAGAAAAGAAGATGACTCGCAGGGATGATATTCGTGC